GGTGTCCGATAGCCTCCTGGAACAGTTAAAACAACCGAATCATTCCCGCCACTACTCTTTCCATTTAAAGCCACAAAATATATAGAAACTGTTTTTCCTTCACGATAAAGCTTTGCTGTCCCTGTATTTCCGTTAGTGACAACCAGATTTACCACTTCATAGCTGTTATCATCAGTCGTCAAAACACGTTTATTATTGATTGTTACAGAACCTGAAAAATTCTTATGTCCTGCAATGGCTTGGTCTCCATCTGTCTGCACTAATACTTCTTTACCATCGATAGCTTCTACATGCGTTTTTAAGTATTTAGCAACTCCGTCTTCTTTTAGTTGAACAATATCTGGCATTATACGGTCCCTACTTTCTCAAATGTAATATTGGCTAATCCATCGAGTTTCACTTTATCTTCTTTGGACATCAAACCATTTGCTGTCGTCGTAGCCACAGCTGTAGTTGTTGCATTTGTTCCAGGATCCCCCTTGTCCCCTTTATCACCTTTTGGCAATACAAAATTAAATTTTGCTGCACTTGTAGTACCCGCATTTGTGACACTAGCTGTCGCGCCACTCGTTACCGTGCCTACAGTAATTGTGGCAGCCTGTCCAGGGTCTCCTTTATCTCCTTTAATAGTTGCTGGTTTGCCTTCTACAGCATTCCAATGAGTTTGTGGATAAACCTGTAAACCGCTTTGTTTTACTTTTACAATATCTGTCATTCTCTATACCTCCCCTACTTTTTCAAACGACACATTTGGTATTCTTGAATCTGTATAAGCTTGTGCATTTTGATAAGCTTCACTCATTTTTTGATCAACATATTCTTGAGTGACGCCGCCACCTTCTCCACCACCTGTTGCAGAGATTACTCCTGTGTTTGAAATACTGATATTAGCTCCGGCAGTATAGTTGAATTGCTTATCGGCCGACAAAACATCATCAGTCATCGTTAAACCTTCACCGACACGAATACCACCTTTTACAAATTCGGAGGCAGTGGGTAAAACGTAAAAACCAGTCACATCTGCATTTATTTTTCCATCTTCATCAATAGTGATGTTTTCTCCTGCAGTATAATTTTTCAGTGAATCTAGTTTTTCTTTTAACTCCAGCGAAAAATTGACATCAGATTGTCTGACTGCAGAGACTTTTCCTGTCTCATCAATCGTCAATAATTCACCAATTTTTATGCCACCCAAACGGTCAATAGTGGCAACTGGCAACACGTAGTCACCTTCTCCACTGTTTAAAATTTTTTGATACATTTCTGCCGTGATAATGCCGTCATCTTCTTCACTTGCATAGGGTAATTCTGTGAGAACATTCTCTAATCCCAAATCTTCTTTAGTAATGACGACGGCTCCAATTTTTCCATTAACAGATAAAACTGTTGCTTCTCCTGCTATTATTTCTTCTAACCCAAGAACTGCGGAAGCATGTGTGATTGGAAAGAATTGGCGTTGTACACCCGTTTTTTCATCCGTTTCCATCATTCGTTTAGTTTTAGCCATTAGATCACCCCAACTTTCTCAAGAGTGAACACATTTTGCTTTGGATCATCAACGGTTGCGATGATCAAGGCTCCTTCTTCAATCGGGAATGCTACAGTTCCAACTTTTTCGACTTCATGATTATCTGAAAAGAGATCATCCTGCAAAATATCAGTCACTTCAATCTCCCCGTATTCAATCGTGAAAAGCGTTGCTCGCAATTTCTGATATAAATAGTCCATATCTGCCAGCAAACGCTCTGAAATAGACGCATGACGAACTCCTTGAATATCAACACGTGCATCCATTAATTCGGCTAACATTACTCCACCTGGATCGATAGACTTCAAAATATCTTTGATTGATTCAAACCATTTTAAATAATCGGTTTCTTGTCCTTCTCTCCATGCTTCAAATGTATTTTGTTGATCTTGTCGCCATTGTTCAAATTCCTTTTTGCGTGCATTCATCCAATCTGTGAAGTCGCCTTTGTTTTCATTGATAAAAGCTGTCATATCCGCAATTAAATCTTCGACTGTCTGCCAATACGATCCCATTTCACCCTCTGTTTTTGAGACAGCTTTTATCACAAAATAGGAGAAGTCTTGCGTCGTAGCGATTAATTCATCATCTTTAAAAATGATGAAATCTGCTGTTTGTCGATGCAACATCTGCATCGAATACTGATCAAACGTGTACTGAATTTTCCCTTTTTTTGCATCAATAATTTTAGTTCCTAGCTGGACTGGATATTTGTCACCGATAATCGATTCAAAATAAACTTTACAGCCAGTCAAATCGTAAGGTAAACCATTTTCAGTGATCGTTGTTTCCATGATTTCGGAATTCTTATTACCTTGTCTAACTTGGATCATGCCAATGTAATTGAAAGGCTCTGTAGTACTTAGTGTGGCATTCCATTTTGTCATCTGTTTAAGCTCCTTTCTTTAAAAATTGATATAGTCTCTTGCATTATGAAAATGTGCTGCAGATGATGGATAAAATTCATCCATAAATTGGAAATGAAGATGTTCTCCAGTTGATGGCCCTGTTGTCCCCATCAGTCCAATTTGCTGACCAGCAGTTACCTTCTGGCCTTTCGAAATGTCTACTCGGCTTTGATGCGCGTATCCTGTATACATGCCATCGGCGTGTTTGATTACTGTCCAATTTCCGTACCAATCAAAGTAGTTTGCATCACCTGCAACGATGACTTCCCCATCTGCTGATGCAAAAATAGGTGTATTGGGGTTCCCATTCACAAGGTCGATACCGTTATGAAATTCTTGTGCTCCTGTAATTGGAGAAGTGCGCCATCCAAATTCACTCGTCACTGTGATTGGATCCGCAATTGGTTTTATATACCCTTTTGATGCAGGAATTTCCAAATCTTTGAACTTGTCATACCATTCTTGTGACCACGTTGTTCGTTCTGGATGTGGATCGCGTGGACGTTCAAAGTTAGCTACGAATGCTTGCGCTGCTGTGTTGATATCGGTCAACGTCATAAACTGTGTCCACGAATAAGGATAAGTGCTGGTTGCAATCCATTGTCCATTAGGGGCATGCCACATCAAGAGTTTGAACTGTGCAGCAATCGTGTCTGGATTGTCGCTAATCCCAGCTTTAGTCATCAAATTAATCATGTAGACACGTCCGCTGTTTGCGCCTGTGCTATCAGTCCACTGCCAAACACCATAACCGAAACCTGGTGCGCCATTACCTTCATCTGCGGTTGGGTTTGCATCTGATTCACCTTGTGCATTCCCTAGTAAAGCGGCAGCTGCTTGCTTACTAAAGCCAGCACCTAAAGCCATCGCCCAAATTTGCCAATAACGTTTGTCACGATCACTGGTCACTTCTGGTGGATATTGCCCATTCCAACCGTTGTCATTTCCACCTGAATTACCACCGCCATTTGTATCGATTTTTAAACCATTTACATACAACTCTTTTACATCTAAGCGACCAGCGATTGTTGTATCTGTAGCAACACTCAAACTTCCACCTACGAGCGCTTTACCGTAAATGCTAAAATCACCCTGATGAAATCCATAATCGCCAGCTAAAACTATCCCTTTGCCTTCTTTTGAGGAAAGTAAAATGTATTTAGGTGCATTTGCTGTCCCGTTAGCTTTGATTACTAAAGAGTTGTTTTCTAATGGAACAGGCGTGCTTGCTTTAGGAAATGGATTACCGACAGAATCAGTTGTTCCAATCGTTCCAATGGATTCTCTCGTATTCCAAAACTCCATCCCTTTTTTGGTCATTTCCATGATTTTTTTATTATCATTCCAAATTTGTAATGTACCTTTGACAATTTTTAACACATCGCCTAGATCATTAATTGAGCTTTCAAGAACTTCGGCATTAATAATCCCAACTTTAATGAAGTTAGCTACGATTTCACCCTTCGACGTCATTGCGATGCCAAACGGGCCATTTACTCCGTTGTCTGAATAACCTAAGCCATTTAAATTCCAACGCCACACTCGCTTTGCATTCGCTACATTTGGAGTATCCATGATAAGAATCTCTGATGGAGCTTTTTCTGGACGAAAAACGACATGCCCACCAGAATTACCAGTGATCCATGCCGTCGCATTCAACACATTTTGAACTAACGTTTCTGTTCGATTGTCGATTTTCTTTTTCAATTCTTGTGCTTGAGTATTTACTGCCGAAGTGTACAGTGATAAATCATTACCTAAAACAATATCCTTATATTTCCCAAGCGTTGGGAAATAAGTGTATTCGACCATACGCTCTTTTATCTCGATATCTAGCTCTTTCGCCCTAACATGAGCGACATCACCAAAGTGTAAAGACGCTAGCTCTTGATACATGTCACCGTATTCGAGTGTGTGTTCCAACGCCACCATACTGACTGTATGAGTAGCTTTTGGCTCGTGGATACGATCATTGTAAAATAAGGTTTTACCCCATTTGATCAATTCATCAACGGTTTTACAATCGCCATTTTCACGTTTGGCGATACGTCGATTCTCGTTGGTCACTCCATCAATTTCTAAATATCCATATTCAATAGGTTCTTTGTCTTCATCATAATCGTTATCAGGAACCCCGCCAATCAAATACAGGCTATTTACGATAGATTCTTCATCTATTTCTTCTTCGATTGCTTCTAAATTGATACCAAAATCGATTCGGAAACCATTATCTGATCCAATCTGTTTTACCAGTTTCAAATCATAGTTATCCATATCAAGTTCCGCGCTAGTCACGCCAGTCAAATTTTGATTACCGTTGTTTGAACCAATGATTGCTTCAACTGGCGCGACTTGTCTTGCTGTAAATTGGTGCGTTGTCCCTACATTCGAAAGATAGTTAAATTTTTGATCAAATGCCAAACTGTTTTTAAGATTGGTCATGATCTGAGACCCATTGCCGTTATCCGTAAACGACTTGACAATAAAGTTCTTATTGGCCATAAAACCAATATGCCGAGCTGTTACAGAAACGGAGGTCAAATTCTTTTTGACATTATAAATTTCAAAATATTGCCACGAACCATCCGGCACCTTCGCTTTTATAAAATTTCCTTTTTTTAAATAAGAGCGATACTGTCCGCTTCTTGAATAGTTACCATAAAAACGATATTGGCCATTCAGCACACGATTGATTTCTGGCAAATCTTCCCAATCAACTAACGACGCTCCGTTAACACTCAAATCATCTGGCATTTTTTTGTAAGCATAAATAAATTCTTGCGTCACAGATATACACTCCTATTCCAAAACCGCACTTCTTTAAATTTTCCGGATATTTTTACCTGATTCCATTCAGGCTGCAATACTGGCCAATCACCACGCGTAAATAAATTCAAACCTTCTTGTATTGCTTTTCCAAGCTGAGTATCAACCACGATTGTTGCAGCTAACGTATTAAGTATTGTTAGGCTTTTATCGCCGATAGCAATCGTAATATCTCCTCCGTTCGATTCTATTTCCAGATAGGGATGTGCAATTTCGTCACCATGATCAAAAATATCCATAACACTAGAATGAAAAATTTTAGGCGCTTCACCGATTTTTCTTTTGAGTGGCTGACAACGAAAAGTAACATCGAATGTATAAAAGAAACCCCACTCGTTTTCGAAAGGGACTTCTTTATCCATGCTGCAGATAGCCTCTAGATACTTGTCTGGATCATTATGCGTGATTAATTGGCTTTTACCAGTGAGCCATCGTTTGACTTCTCTCAGTTTCGAATGTGGAATAGTGATCCCTTCTATTTCCAAATCAAAAGGTTCATAATTATCAAACGTCTCAGTCAATTCTCCGCTTCGGCCCTGAATCGTGTAAGTTTCGTATCGTTTGTTCGGCATAATATCTGGAAGCTCTGCCTCAATGATGCAATCCATATCAATTACTGCATTCCGATTTTTCCAAATAAAATTTGGTTCATCTGGATTCATAAATTGTCGACTCAAATAGGAACACCTCCCAAATCATAAATAGCCTGTTGGTTTGCTTTAGCAAATTTACGATTCATACGATCTAACTCAGATGGATTGTTTGCATCGACTTTGCCAATGTGGATATGCTGTTCAATATTACCACCAGAAACTTTTCCGCCAATACCTCTGCGTTTTTCTTCGTCAGATAATGGGGTAACTGTTGTTTTTCCATTTTTTGTAGTCAGTAACTCTGGACCAGCTTCACCAACAATCGCTTGTCCATTAATTAGATGGCCCCCTTGTGCTAAATAAGGCAGTTTTGAAATAGAAAATGATTTTCCACCTACACCAGGAACCCATTTTGGTATCTTTATATTATTCAATCCACCAATAAATCCATTGATCAATCCAATCATGGCATTAATAGGAGCTTTCCCTACAGCAACAATACCATCGAAAATACCTCCAAAAATATCAACTAGACCTTGCCATGCTTTTGACCAATTCCCTGTAAATACTCCAGTGATAAAATCTAGAAAACCACTGAAAATTCGTTTTCCAGCATTATAAAAATTATTGAAATTTGCTATAACACCATCGAAAAATCCACCAAAATAACCACCTAAAAAATTGAATATTTCAACAGCTACATCTGAAACACCTTTGAAGAAAGAATTCACACCGTTCCTAAACCATTCAACATTGTTATAAGCCCAAACTAGCCCAGCGACTAATGCGGCTATTGCTATTACAGCTACAGCAAACCAGCCACCAGATAATCCGAATAATTTGCCTAGCCCACTCCACACAGTGGCCAGATCTTTAACCCCGGCGGTGATCTTAGTAACGGAACTCATAAGCGTTCCTATGACAACCAAAGCTGGTCCGATTACTGCAGCTATACCAGCGAGTGTAATAATCCAGTTCTTAGTGCCTTGATCCAGAGAATCCCACCAACCTTTAAAACTCTTCAAAGCATCGATCGCCATTTCAAAGAAAGGCAATAAGCTGATTTGGACGGATTCGCCGACGTCTGCTAAAGCAAACTTCGCATTATTCATCGCACGATTAGCAGCGTCAATAGGATCTTCCGTTTCTGCAAATGTATCAGCCACTGTACCGCCGCTTTCTTTGGCTACTTTTGCTAAATCATCCAAGGTGAACGTTCCTCGTTTGATTGCGTCAACCATTTTATCTGACCCTTTTCCAAATACTTCATTAGCAATTCTCAGCGCTTCTGTTTCATCTTTTGCATTCAGTATTGAATCGATTGTTCCCTTTAATCCGTCTTGTAACGATAGATTGTCTTTGGCATAAACAACTGAAGCTTTAGACATCTTGCTTAACATTGTGCTTGAATCAACCCCAGCTTGCTCAAATTTACCAATTAAGGTCACCCCTTCATCGAAACTCAATCCTAATTGTTTGATTTGAGGTGCACCATCAATCGCCTTCTTCATAAGGTCATCAACTGATTGTCCTGTGTTCTGGGAAGTTTTGGTAGTAACATCTAATACATCGTTTAAATCATCGTAGGATAGTTCATAAGCTTCGATCGATTGTCTAGCATAAATTGCTGCTTGAGAGACATCAGTATTATTGATATCAGCATATTTCAATAGGTAATCTGTC